AGAAGAAAGATTATCGTTGTCGGTGCGGCCTTTAGACAGTCCAAAGTCCTTTTTGAGTATATGGACACCATTTGGAAGAACGCGCCTATTCTGAGGGACCTGTGCGGCTCTAGAAGCGGACCAAGAAGAGATGTCGATAGATGTGTAATGCATATTGGCGACAGTACAATTACGTGTCTTCCTTTAGGTGATGGCAGCAAGATTCGTGGTCAACGTGCAAATGATATTATTGCTGACGAGTTTGCTTCTATCCCCAGAGACATCTTTGAAAACGTTGTTGCCGGTTTTGCCGCTGTAGCTGCATCTCCAATCGAAAAGGTAAAACAAAGAGCCCAAGAAAAGAAAGCGAAAGAGTTAGGCGTTGTAATCCAAGATGAAAAACAAAACTCAGGTATTATAGAAAAGTCAAACCAGATTATTCTTTCCGGTACGGCATATTATGACTTTAATCATTTTGCAGACTACTGGAAAAGATACCGCTCTATTGTAAATAGTAAAGGTGATAGATTCAAGCTTCAAGAAGTATTTGGTCAAAATGTACCAGAAGACTTTGCTTGGGATGAATATTCTGTGATCCGCATGCCTGTCACCTCATTGCCTGAAGGGTTTATGGATGATGGCCAAATTGAACGAGCAAGAGCTACTGTACACTCTGGTATCTTCCAGATGGAGTATGGAGCTTGTTTTACTACAGATAGTCAAGGTTTTTTCAAAAGATCTTTGATTGAAAACTGCATAGCCTCAGAAGAAAATAATTTAAATATCAAAGGCGAAGAAATACAGTTCGAGGCCATGTTAAAAGGCGACCCAAATAAGAAATATATATTCGGAGTTGACCCAGCATCGGAAGTTGACAATTTTAGTATTGTGGTTCTTGAACTGAATGGTACACACCGAAGAGTCGTTCATGTATGGACTACGAACAGAAGTCAACACAGAGACCAGCTGAAGGCGCACCTTGTAGACGAAGATGATTTTTATTCTTATTGCGCTAGAAAGATTAGAAATCTCATGAGAGTATTTCCTTGTGTAGAGATCGCATTAGATGCTCAGGGTGGAGGTATAGCTGTCATGGAAGCCTTACACGACAAGGATAAAATTCAAGAGGGCGAATTAAAAATATGGCCTGTTATAGACTGGGACAAACCAAAAGACACAGATAATGAACAAGGACTCCATATTCTTAAAATGTGCCAGTTTGCAAAGTATGACTGGCTAGCTGAAGCTAATCATGGACTGAGAAAAGACTTTGAAGATAAGGTCGTATTATTTCCTGCTTTTGACGCAGTAAGTCTGGGGCTTTCAGCAGAAGACGACAATAGAACTGGCAGAGTATACGACACATTAGAAGATTGTGTAATGGAAATAGAAGAACTTAAGAATGAGTTATCTATGATTATTATGACTCAAACTTCTACCGGAAGAGAAAGATGGGATACTCCAGAAATTAAAGTTGCAGCGGGGAAAAAGAGTAGATTAAGAAAAGACCGTTATTCTTCTTTGATCATGGCAAACATGAGTGCTCGTCATTTCGGGAATCAACAATCAGTCACAAAGTACGATCATTACGGTGGTTTTGCTAGCAAAGATCAAGGCCAACAAGAGAAAGATGACGGCCCATTATATAACGGCCCCTCTTGGTTTACAGAAAATCTAGGCAATATTTATTAATTGTGTGTATAATTATTTACAATACAATTATCAATACCATTGACTGGAGATTAATATAAATGTCAGATGATCTATATTTAACATGGGGCGATGATCTAGAACGTAGTCAGGCTTACGAACAGGCATCAGATAACTTAAATGCATACGACGGCGTGCAGAAGTCCTTCGCGTATGACTATCGAACATTTATTGATACAGAGCCAAGTCGATCAGTAAGGCCTTCTTTCTATCGTAGTGATTACACTGCGTTTCGTCCGGGAGAAGCTGTACCAAAACACCAGAAGCGTATCATCAAGATGTGCATGCAGGCTTACGACAAAGTTGGAATCATTAGGAATGTTATTGATTTAATGGGTGACTTTGCGTCTCAAGGACTTACTTTGGTACATCCCAATCGGGCAGTAGAAAGATTCTATCGCAAGTGGTTTGAAAACGTAAATGGGCATGATCGCTCAGAGAGGTTTCTCAACTATCTTTATAGATGTGGTAATGTGGTTGTAAAAAGACGTACAGCTCGCCTTAACAAAAATAAAGAAGCTGAACTAAAAAGAAGTACGGCTGCTCCAGATATGAAGATAGAAAATGTTCCAGTAGAGCGAAGAGTCATACCTTGGAAGTATGACTTCTTAAATCCTTTAGCTGTAGATGTAAAGAACAATGGTGGAGGATTTACAGGTGATATAGAATATGTTCTTAAAGTGTCAAAAAACACTGTAAACTCCATGATGAGCTATCAGGGCAGAAAAGGTGTAAACAAGCAAATCCCAGCAGACATCATGAGCAAATTCAAAAATGGTGAGAGAGAAATTGAGCTAGACCAAAACAAGCTTTCTGTGTACCACTACAAGAAAGATGACTGGAATTTGTGGGCAAATCCAATGATCTATGCTATTCTTGATGACATTATAATGTTAGAAAAGATGAAGCTTGCTGACTTAGCTGCGTTAGATGGTGCTATTTCTAATGTAAGACTATGGACAATTGGTGACTTAGATCATAAAATTATTCCAACAAAAGCGGCTATTAATAGACTAAGAGATATTTTAGCTAGTAATGTTGGTGGTGGTACTATGGATTTGGTTTGGGGTCCTGAAATTGATTTCAAAGAAAGCACAACTCAAGTATATAAATTCTTAGGTGCAGAAAAATATCAACCAGTTCTAACGAGCGTATACGCTGGACTTGGAATACCTCCTACACTTACTGGCGCTGCAGGAGCTAGTGGAGGGTACACCAATAATTATGTAAGCCTCAAGACTCTAATTGAAAGATTAGAATATGGTCGTGAAATATTAAAAGAGTTCTGGTCTCAAGAAATTAAGATGGTACAACAGGCTATGGGCTTTAGATTTCCAGCTGAAATGCATTTTGATTCAATTATACTATCTGACGAAGCAGCTCAAAAACAATTACTAATGCAGCTTGCAGATAGAGATATTATATCTCAAGAAACTTTACTTGAAAGATTTAGAGAGATTCCTAATATTGAAAGGATCAGGGTTAGGCGAGAAACCAGAGAAAGAGCTAAAGACTCTTCTTCTCCGAGGAAGGCTGGTCCTTTTCACAATCCACAACACTCTGATGACGTTGCAAAATTGGCAATGACAAAAGACCTTCTTGACAACGAAGAATACTTGGAAACTCTTGGCTTGCCTCCTGCGGAAAATGAATCCGAGGTTGAAACCGATGAAGTTAGAAGAGTGGAAGACAATCGTTCTCCTGAACAGGAAGAAGCTTTTTCTCCTGTATCGGAAAATCCAGAAGGTGGAAGACCTATGCACTCCAGAGATTCTGGACCAAGAAAACAAAAGAGAGTTCTACCTAGAAGTGGAGAAGGTGTAGCAAAAACCTTATGGGCATATGAAGCACAAAAGACCATTGCAGACTTAGTTACGCCGATGGCGTTAGAGCACTATAAAAAGAAAAATGCTAGAAGTCTTACAAAATCAGAGTTTGACGAGCTAGAATACTTAAAATTGTGCATACTTACTGGCATGAAACCTTACATGGAAATAGATGCTGATGTAATAAAATCAATAATTGATTCTAGCACCAAGCCATCCAAAAAGTTCACTGAAGCAATTGAAAATGCAGTGGCTTCTTTCGTCGATACACAAAATAGAAAACCAAGCGTTGACGAAATGCGTTATATCTACGCTTCAACGTTTGCTAGTTATGCCTAGTTTTACGGCAAAAAATTAACTATTATATTTTTTTTGTGTATTATGATGTAAGGAGATCTTCATTATGAAAATATATGCACAAGAAATACAAGATGGTCTTGAGCAAGTAATCAAAGAGAACAATACAATTGCATATTGCTCTCATGTTATTTGTCAAGATGATACTTTAATGACTAGCGAGGCATCGGTTGACGCTGATAAGGCCGTCGCTAGATCTTTTTTTGAGCTTCAAGAATCACAAGCAGAAAACAAAGAACAGATTGACTTATACTATCTAAGCTCTGTTTTAGTTAGTAGCGGTTGGAATAAGAACGATGATGTTTTCGATGCTAAAGAGATGTGGGAAGCTCGTTCCACTCCAGAAGATAAACAGTTTAATTACATGCACAATGAAAAAGATATCATTGGTCATATTACAGGTAATTATGTTACTGATTTTAGTGGAAACAAATTAGATGATAAATTGTCTTGGGAAGAAGCTGGCTCACCGAAAGACTTCAACATCATATCAACTGGTGTTCTATATAAGTCTTGGAGTGATATGGAACTTCGCGAGAGAATGCAAAATATAATCGAGGAAATTGAAGAAGGAAAATGGTTTGTCTCGATGGAATGTTTGTTCCCAAACTTTGATTACGCTTTAAAAAATTCACAAGGCGAAATGAAAGTTGTAGCAAGAGAAGAGGCTTCGGCATTTTTGACGAAACATCTTCGAGCATACGGGGGAACAGGAAAGTACGAGGGTTACACAGTAGGTCGTTTATTAAGAAATATATCTTTCTCTGGCAAGGGCTTGGTTTCTAAACCTGCTAATCCTCGGAGTGTCATTTTGAATGACAACCAAAGTTTTAGTGAATTTGAAAGTGAATTAGTTACTGTTTCATCTATAAAGGAGAATAAGATGTCTGATATCTTACAGAAACAGTTGGATGACGTTAAAGCTGAACTTGTTGAAGCTCGCGCCGCCAACGAAACTATGAAGCAGGAAATGGAAGCACAGAAGTCTGAAGCTATTGAAAGTCAGCTTAAAACTTTTGAAGCCGAAATTACTGCTAAGGACGAAGCTATCGCTGAAGTCCAAGCTAAAGCTGATGAGGCTTTGGCAAAAATTGCTGAACTAGAAGAAAGTCTTTCTGCTAGTGAAGAAGCAAAACTCGAAGCAATCGCTAAGATTGCTGAAATCGAAAAAGCTGCTGCGCTCGAAAAGAGAGTTGCCGCTTTAACTGAAGCTGGTCTTGAAGGTGAAGAATTGGACGAAGCTATCGCTCGATTTGAAAACCTTGATGATTCTACCTTTGATTTTGTCGTTGCTGCGATGAGCCCTAAAATGCTTGAACAGCAAAAGAAGATGAAAGAAAAGAAAGAAGAAGAAAAAGAAGAAGCTCGTAAAAAGGAAGAAGCACGCAAAAAAGCTGGAGCTGAAGAAGTTCTTGAAGAAGAAGTAGAAGAAGCTGAAGCAAGTGTTGAAGTCCTTGAAGAAGTAGAAGAAGAAGCTGACCTAGCTATGGCTGAAGCTATTGATGAAGAAGATCCTGCAGAGGAACTTCGCTCTACAGCTAGCGAATGGTTTGGAAGTCTTCTGAAGTCAACTGCAAACCTTAAGTAATTTAACAAGGAGAAATATATAATGGCTCTTAAATCAGATAGAAATGAATTGCAAACCGACATTAGCTTCTTCATGAATGAAGTCGCTACTAGAGGTGGTGTAGTTTCTTTAAGCACTGGTGGTAGTGGTGCAGCTATGGATCAAGGCTCTGCCTTGGTTACTTACACTGCTGCTTCTGGAAAAGCTCCTCTTGGGATTCTTTTGAATGATATGGTTAATCTTGACTTAACTCGTCAACACATTAACCAACATAAAGATGAAATCCAAAAGGGTGGAAAAGTTACGGTCCTTCGCAAGGGTTATGTTGTAACAAACAGCTTGAGCTGTGCAACTGGACCTGCGGCTGGGGAACCTGCTTTTATTACATTCAGTGGTAATATCGCTAATAGTGGTACTATTTCTGACGATACTGGTACGGCAAACACACCAATCGGAATTTTCTTGTCTAGCAAAGATCAAGATGATTACGCTAAGGTTGAAATTGATTTGCCCGGTACTCCTGCTCGTGTACGTAATCCTTAATTTAGCCCTCTAAAGGAGAATAAGATAATGAATATTAAAGAACGTCCTTCTGATGAATTCATCGCATTGCTTAAGCAATCCGGTAGTTCAGATAAAGCAGTGGCTATTGAAGCTCAGCGCGAAATCGCTAAAGCTTTGGAATTGCCACTACGTAAAGGTGTTTTATTTGGCGATGTTGTAACTTCAATTTATGAAGCTATGCCTCTTGAGCCGGGTGCTACACCTGAATTCCCACTCGACCTTCTTGCTCCGGGTACAGAAAGCGATCACGTCGCTTACACAAATCCGGGTCACGGTCGTATTCCAGAACGTAGCGTCGAAGGCGATTACGTAATGGTCAACACTTACGGCATCACAAGCTCGATTGACTTCTTGCTTAAGTATGCCCGTGAAGCTAACTGGAATGTTGTTGCTCGCGCAATGCAGGTTTTGGAAGCTTCATTTGTAAAGAAAATCAACGACGACGGATGGCACACTTTGCTAGCCGCTGCTGTTGATAGAAATATCTTGGTCTATGATGCTGATGCAGCTGCTGGTCAGTTTACAAAGCGTCTTGTATCTTTGATGAAGACTGTAATGCGTCGTAATGGTGGCGGTAACAGCGTTACTGCAAATGGTCGTTTGACCGATTTGTACATGTCACCAGAAGCAATCGAAGACATCCGCAACTGGGGTGTTGATCAGCTTGACGAAGTTTCACGCCGTGAAATTTACGTAGCAGCTGACGACGGAGCTCCATTGACTCGTATCTTCGGTGTTAATCTTCACGACCTGTTTGAGTTTGGTGATAACCAAGAATATCAAAACTACTTCACTAGCGACCTCGGCGGTTCTATCCAAGGCGGTGACGTAGAATTGGTAATTGGTCTCGACCAAGCCTCTAACGATAGCTTTGTAATGCCTGTTAAGAAAGAAGTTGAAGTTTATGAAGACGAAGCTCTTCACAGACATCAGCGTCAGGGTTACTACGGTTGGGCTGAGATTGGATTTGGTGTTCTTGACAATAGAAGAGTTCTCGCTGGCTCATTCTAATATAGAACCTAATTCTAGAAGAAACCGTCCTATTGTCATGATAGGGCGGTTTTTTTATTTGCTGTGCATATTTATTGTGTATACTAATACAGGAGCAGTAGCTTTACACTTTATATAAGGGAAAATAAAATGGCTTGGACAACAGATTTACTATTATTTGTAAGAACCTTAATTGGTGACTTAGATAGTTCTAAGTATACCGATTCAAGGCTTGAACAAATTATCGTGGTTGGAGCCTACAATGTTAACGATGCAACTGATTTCGATTACACATATACTGTAGATATCGCAGCCAAAACAATAAGTCCTGATCCTGTTGACAACAAGGATACAGATTTTACTGTCCTAACAGCCTATAAGTCAGCCTGCATAATCGTAGGTAGCGAAGTTAAGACAGAAGCAGCTAATTCACTTTCTCTTAGAGATGGGCCTTCTGCAATTGATCTGAGAGGCGTTGCCACTACCTTAAATGCTCTTTACAAAGATCTTTGTACTAAGTACGAAGAATTATTAGATGCATATAAAGCTGGCAATAGAATTTACGGTCAAGCCATTCTTGGGCCTTACAGTCCGGGAAGTGCTATTGTTAATACACAATTCCAATATGGGTATAGTAGATCTGGTACTGTATTCGAGAATCAATAAAGGAGATATAAATGACTACATCAAAAATAAAAGGTGGCAGTGGTTTTAATGAAGGTGGCGGAACAGTTTTTGTCACAAATACCGGCGAGACAAAAGAGATCTCTACAGAGTTTAATAGAGATGCATTGCCAGCCGATGAGTTCAGATATGGTATTACTGAATATGAAAAGATTTCTGCTGGAGCTGCAACACAAACTCTTCGTGCCGCTGTCGCTGGAAGACAGATCGAAGTTTTAAGCTATGTGTTTGTAGTTGATGCAGCTTCTACTGTAACATTCAAGTCGAATACAACTGCTATCAGTGGTGGCATGGCTTGTGGTGAAAATGGTGGAGCATCTGCAGTTTCTGCTGATGAGCAAGGCTTAATGATCACAGAGAAAGGCGAGGCTCTGAATATTACTAATTCCGCAGGCAATATAGCTGGTCATGTAACATATAGGATTGTATAATGCCTATTGTAATACCAACTGGAGTCTTTAACGTATACAATGAGGCGGTGGAGCTTTTTGAGCGTACCGTCACATTAGTATATCCAGAAAAAAAAGAGCAGTGTCCGAACTGCTACTTAGACACCCTTGGTACGCGCACTCGTTCTATTAGTGTGTACAAACCTAATGGCCCATATCCATTTACTCGTGGTATGCCATGTCCTTACTGTAATGGAAAAGGATACAAAGCTGTTGAGTCGGAAGAGAACATAGACGTTAGAATATACTGGGATCAAAAGTCTTACAGAGATATAGGCATTCCTATTGACTTACCAGAAGGGTCAATACAGGTTATTTGCAACATGAAAGAAATGCCTAAATTAGAGAGGGCAAAGTATTTGATTCCACAAACATATGGAAATGTTTCTAACTACACAACAATGAAATTTGTTAAATCCGGCGCATATTACCCTCAAGGTTTTAAGCAAAATCCAGAGAAGTATGCTGTTAGTTTTTGGGTAAGAAATGGGCAGTAATAATGGTTGGTTTTAAATTAACACAGTCGCAATCTACTTTTGATAAGCTTGTATTAACTGCTTTAGCGCAGGAAGTTGATAAATATTTTAAAACATCAATAAGACAGGTGTTAGATCCGGTTCGTGAAGCTGTGAGATCTGCTTTGAGGAAATCCGATACAATTGGAGAGCTTGGAGGTGGAAAGCTTAGAGGAGCTTTTGGTATTCCTAGCGGACAAGATGTAATTAGCCCTATCATTGAGGCTGTTGCCAACTCTACATACATTATTCCAAGACCTATAACAGTTAAAGGTAAGGGTTTCTCTGGAGGTTTTTCCCTTAATGTACAGCCAGATGATTTTAGCAATTTATTGAGTAGCAGCCTTGGAACTACCGTTACAGAAAAAGCCATTTCACTTCCTTGGTTGAGCTGGCTATTAACTAGAGGTTCTTCAATTATTGTCGCTGACTTTGGTGTTAGTTATAAGGGCGGAACTGGTAGAAGTGGTCAGGCACAGATGACGAGAGGTGCGAGGCCATTCAGTATTGATCCAATTCACTCTGGTACAATAACTCACAACTTTGTTAGTAGAGCTTTGATTGAAAATGTTGACGACATAATTAAAGCTGTTGGGAGGGCTTTCTATTAATGGACGATTACAAATCACTAAAAGGTGTGCTGAATACTCAAGATGTTAGTTTTTCCAACAATCTGTTAGAAAACTTTATTGTTTTTTATGACTGGGGTTTTACTAATGCTGGAGGATTCTATAATATAGATATTCCTGAATCTGGTTTATATGGCGGAGACAAGCATAAATTGAGGGCTGTCGATGACCCTAATTACAATGATGGTCAAGTCTGGGAGGGCTATAGGAGTAATTGGGTTTGGGAAACTGGTGTCGCAAACACTGAGCAACCAACGAGAATTTCTGGCGTATTTATTGGCGACACTTTTAGGGCTACAGGTAATATTCAGCAGCCATTCCATGTAAATTATCCTAATGGCAGGGTAGTCTTTGATTCCGCCATTTCCACTACTTCTGAGGTAAAACTTGAATATGCTCACAAATGGATTAGCGTAATTCCAGCAGAAGGAGTGCCTTGGTTTAGAGAAATACAAGAAGGTTCCATGAGACTTGACAATGATACCTTTACCCAGTTTGGCTCTGGAGACTGGGCACAGTTAGGTCAAACTAGAGTGCAAATGCCAGCTGTAGCTATTGACGTTGTTGGTGGAGCATCGCTCAATCCGTTCCAACTTGGAGGCGGACAAAATGTAAATTCTGACCTGCTATTTTATGTTGTGACAGAAAATCATTGGGAATGTACAAATATTATGGACCAGATTGTTTCTCAGAACGATAGAGAAATTTGGCTGTTTGATTCTAATAAAATTGCCGTATCTGGCGTTTATCCATTTGACTACAGGGGCGAAATAAACGAAAATGCCCTACCTAGCGGTTTGTATCCGCAGTTGGTAGATAACCACAGAAATAGAAGATGCTATATAAATAACAGTCAAGGTCAAGGGGTTACCCAACTTTCTCCAGATCTTTATATAGGCGTTGTGCGATGTTCTACAGAAATAACTAACGCAATATAGCGCTTTTTTTATTTTTTTGTGTATATACTTATAACCAAGCCAGAGATAGATACAATATATACGTATATTTTTAAAGGAGTCAATTATGGCAACTAACAATAGAATATTCTATGCTGTTCAATCAGTTGCTGTTTGTAAAACCGGCTTCCCACCAACAGCAGGGGCGAGTGCAAACGTCGCCTTTCTAAAGGGTGTACAGTCTGTCGGTATTACAACCAACTTTACTCTTGAGCAAGCGTTTGAATTGGGTCAAGTAGAAATCTACGAAAACTCAGAAGATATTGCTGATGTTGAAGTTACCATCGAAAAATTAATTGATGGTGAAAAGCTTATTTACCTGTCTGCAGTAGGTAATGACGGTAAGACAAATGTTGTTTCTGCCTCAGCTAAGCAATGTGATGTTTACTTAGCTATTTATGCAGATACCAACACCTCAACTAGTGGTCAAACACCGGAAAAGGTTGTTAACTGTTCAGGTATGTATGTGAGCTCTATCTCTTATACTTATCCAGTTGATGGTAATGCAACTGAATCTGTCACTCTTGTCGGTAATGATAAGTTCTGGTCAGACAACGTAGCTGGAGTTATCGCTGATCCTAAAACAAGTTATGGTAGTCCTGCAACAGGAACTGACGGAAGTGATGTTCCAGTTTCCGGTATCATTAGAAGAAATAATGTTGATGTCGCCGGTTCTACACTACCTGCAGAAGTGACAACACAAGGTCCTGCAGATAGTAGACACCTCCAAAATATCAGCATTAGTGCTGACTTTGGTCGTGAAAACATTTTGGAACTTGGTCGCTTTGGGCCTTATTACAAATACGCTACATTCCCATTTGAAGTTACTTCAGAATTTGAAGTTATTGCTACAAGTGGTGACTTAGTTAGTGTATCTGGTAATGCAGAGAACTTAACAGACAGAACCATCGTCATCAAAGACCAAGCTGGTACTGTTATTGATTTAGGAACTAAGAATAAACTTACTTCCGTTTCTTATTCTGGTGGTGACACTGGTGGTGGAAACGCAACTGTTTCATTCTCTTACTCAACATTTAACGATATTAAAGTTAATGGTGGAGGAGTTTACTACTAATTTTTTGCGCGTTAGTCGATTTAGATATATAATATATTAGGACAGACGGCGAGCGCATTATAGTTTAGGATTTTTTAGGACGGAATGATGTCGAGTATCGAGATCGAAAAAACTTTATATAGAATTATACAAGGTCGTTTGCGCTACAAGGTGCATGACGACCTTGTTCTATATATACATGAACCAACACCCGAGTTAATATTTGAATCATATGAGGTATATGATGACGCTTATGATGAGGCTTATGGAAAAGGCGTTTTTGTAAAACAGGAAATTATGCCTATACTTTTGGAAAACGACTACTGGTCGCCGCTTGATGATAAAGAAGCAGAACGACTGCAAAAAGAAATAGAAAACAAAAAGCTAGAGTGCTTCCAGAATTTTGTACATAAAAAACAATTGCTTAAATTAAAACGAGAGTTGGCGCGATTACAAAGTCTATGGGGTAAAGCTACATCTAAGAAGTTTAGTTTGGATAATATTACATGTTCAGGCACAGCATCATATACAAGATCAGTATTTATGATAGAAAAAACAACAAAATTCGCGGATGGTTCTCCATATGACTGGAAAGAAGTGTCGGTGTCAACAGTTGCTAGATTTTACAGAGAGAACTCAGTACCTGAAGAAACCCTGAGAGAAATAGCGCGCAGTGAACCTTGGAGGGGCATGTGGAACGGAGGCAAAGGCACACAGCTTTTCGGTGTTCCATTCTCTAAAATAACAGCGCTGCAATCTCGCCTCTGCTCTTACTCAAGAATGTATGATAGCGTTTTTGAACATCCAGAATCCCCAAATGACAAGGTTATAGAAGATGACGACTGTCTAGATGGCTGGTTTATATTCCAGAAAAGAAAGAGGGAGAAGGAGAAGAAGCAAAGCGAAATAGATGGCATGATTACAAATGAGAAGATCCGCAACGCAGATGAGATCTATGTAGTTGCACAAAATAGAGAAGATGCCTCAGAAATATATAATATAAATGACCCTACTGCCAGAAACATTATCAGGGAAAGAGATCAGAAAATCACAGGGAAGGAGGGTATAAAGTTTACTGAACTTGATGACGTTCAACGTCAATTACAAGTAGAAAAAAACAAGAAGTTTGCAGATACAATGCGTTCAAATAGAACCTAATTTTAAAGGAAAAAAGATGGATGATTATAATAGTTTGTTAAAAACATCTCTTGATCTTAAAAGAAAGAGAGATGAGAAATTTAAGGAGATATCGAAAGATCGTCTTTATCAAATAGCAAAGAAAAAGATTCAGACGACAATGATCGGAGCTTTAGATAGTATAGAAAAGAATTTTTCATTTTTATGGGAAAGTGACGGAGAACCCTCTCCAGAACAAACCCAACTAAAATCTATATTTGAAGAAGCTCGCGCGGAGATTCTAGATAGAGGAAATACACAAATCAGGAATCTTCAAGCGGAAATGACACATTACGATATTTCTTGGAAGAGATACAAGTTAACTTTACCAGTGGTAGATAAAGGAGAAAAAGATGGTGAATAAAGACGATGATTTTATCGAAGTTATTAGTGAGGACAAAGAGGGTAATGAAGTAAAGATCTTTGTGAAAAAGCCCGGCACTAAAGAGTATAGAGAATCTCAAATTGAGTACAATAGAGCTTTTCGTGCTGCTTTAGAGAGCGGTGCAGTTCTTAAGAAAAGACTCAATGAGTATATGCGAGAACAAGGCATTTGGGATGATGAGAAAGAAACTCAAGAGCAGAAGCTTCTTAACTTAATGACTGATTCTGAAGCCGCTCTCAAAAAGGGTGGAATTCCTCTTGCTGAGGCAAAAGAACTGGCTCTTAAACTTAGAGCAACTAGGGCTGAGTTTAGAAGTCTTGTTGCTGAAAGAACAGTGCTTGATGGCAATACTGTAGAAGGCCAAGCTGATAACGCTAGGTTTAATGCTCTTTGTGTTGAATGTATCTATAACAAAGATAAGAGAACTTTATCCTTTTCTAGTATTGAAGAGTACGACAAGCAGGGCGATCAGCCTTGGGCTGTGAAAGCTGCCGGAGAACTTGCCTCTGCTCTTTATCAGTTAGATCCGAACTATGATAATACATTAACAGAAAATAAGTTTTTGAAGGCTTACAATTTTGCTAATGAAGACAATAGATTGATCAATGCTGATGGTCATCCAATTTTTATTGATAAGGAAGACAACAATAAAGAATACTTAATTAATGAAAATGGCAGATTTATTGCCTATCGTACAGACGAAGGCTATAAAAATCAAGATCCTGAAGATGCTTATCTCGTAAATAAAGAAGGTTTAGAGGTAAATGAAGATGGCGATCTTATTGATGGATTCTCTCCATTCTTAGATGATTCTGGAAATCCTGTTCCGGTTCCTGAAAAAGCTGAAGATTCCACAGAAGAAGCTGAGGAAGAAGTAGCTGAAGAAGCGGAAAATGCACCAAAAAAGCGAGGTAGACCAAAAAAGACTGAGGAAGTCTCGTAATTTTGTGTATATAATTTTGGACAGTCTTAAAGGGGTAGTATTGATGCTTATGCATCGTGCTGCCCTTTTTTTATTATGAACATCACACGCGAGATAAAAAATGGCAAAATTCGTATTAACAGCACAAATGCAGTTGCAAGCGCCTACTAACTTAACGCAGGTACGCAACCAGATACAGCAACAGCTGAGCAATGTGACAATCAATCCACAGATTAATACGCAATCTTTAGCCAACGCCAATGCGCAAATAGCAAATGTTGGCAAAGCTGCTAATAATGCCAGCAAGTCTCTAGGTAATGCCAGCAGATCTGCACAAAGTTTAGGATCGGCTCTCGGTGCTGCTGCCAGAAGATTTGCCTCGATTACCTTGGCAACAGGATTCTTCTTGGGTCTTGTTAGAGGTATATCTGATGCTGTCGGTAGGGCGGTCGAGTTTGAAAGAGAAATGCTCAAAATTAGTCAGGTTACTGGCAAGACCTCTGGAGAGCTCAGAGGCTTAACTAAAGAGGTCACTAGACTTTCAATAGGCTTGGGTGTTAACTCTGCTGAACTATTGAATACAGCAAGGACTCTTAACCAAGCAGGTTTCTCTGCGCAGAAAACTAAAGCGGCTTTAGAGATATTGGCTAGAACTGATCTTGCTGCAACCTTTGAAAACCTACAGGCTACAACAGAAGGTGCAATCGCTTTATTAAGACAGTTTAGAACTGAAGCAAAGGCTGCGGGTGGTGACATAAAATTCTTGGAGCAATCTTTAGATGCAATTAACGCTGTTTCCAAGAACTTCGCTGTTGAAGCGGGAGACTTGATTGCAGTGATTCGTAGAACTGGGGGTGTGTTTGAAGCTGCGGGTGGTAAGTTAAATGAATTGATCGCCCTGTTTACTTCTGTTCGTGGTACTACTCGTGAAACGGCGGAAACAATCGCTACTGGTTTTAGAACTATCTTTACTCGTATTCAGAGAACAGAAACTGTAGACCAGCTTAGAGAGCTAGGTATTGAGTTAAGAAATGCCAAAGGTGAGTTTGTTGGTCCGCTTGAAGCAATTAGAAGATTACAAATAGGCCTTGCAGGACTTTCTGCTACAGACTTTAGATTTCAAGAAATCATCGAACAGCTTGGTGGTTTTAGACAGGTCGGTAAAGTTATTCCCCTCTTGAAGCAATATGAAACTACTGCTGAGGCGTTAGCTATTGCAAATAACGCTATGGGCTCAACCGCCGCCGATGCTGCAACAGCACAACAAGGTCTCGGAAATGCATTCCAAAAACTAAAGGAAAAGTTTGATTCGACGGTTCGTAATATTGCTGACAGTGATACATTCCAGACTTTAGCTAGAGGTGCCATAAAGTTAGCCGAATCTATTTTAAGTGTAGTTGAGGCTTTAGAGCCTTTACTGCCGTTGCTCACATCTCTGGCGGCGTTTAAGCTTGGGCAGATAGCTATTCCGGCTTTTGGTAAGTTTGCCGGTATTGGAGGTAGAAATCAAGGCGGTAAAATCTATGGGTTTAACAAGGGCGGTTTTGTTCCCGGTACAGGAAATAGAGATACAGTTCCTGCAATGCTTACGCCCGGCGAATTTGTAATCAGAAAGTCTTCTGTAAATAAAATTGGTGCTGGAAATTTAGCGGCAGTCAATGGGTACAATGACGGAGGTGAGGTTGATGTCTATAATATAACTGGTAATGCCGCCAAGTTACCTGCTATAGGGTATACTCAGGCTACATCAGGAAATCGTGGAAAAACAATGCTAAGCGGGGCTGTCAGGGATACTGTAAAAGCTAAGTATGGGTCAATGCTTGCCAATTCTTCTGCTGGAAAAGCTGCTGGCATGAAGGGTATACTTGGACCTGAAGATGAACTAATGCTGAACACTCCGTTTATTAATGCTCCAGCTAATAAACATTTGGCACAAGCTGGCGATGAGGGGTTTATAGAAAGACATTTAAAAACTGCGGTTCATGGGATGGCAACAGAGGTTGGAAATGCATTAGATATGGATGTTCCTCCACTTCTCGCATTTAATGAGTCAGCCGCAGCCAGTTCAGCCATGAAAGGTATAGATTTAAAAACAATCTCCGGGTATATGTTTGAATCCATCGCTTCTACTTTATCTGGATCTCCCGTAGGCGGAAGCGGTGAATTTTTTGATATGCAACAGGCTAGAGCTTATACTGAAAAGCTTGAAAAACTATTTGCTGGTGAAGGCAGATTAGCAGGCATGCTCCAAATGGAACTCAAGAGGACACTTAACACTGAGAATCTCAGAGGCGCTGACGGTTCACTTACAACAAAGTTGCTTAACAGTATGACAGGGACAAACCCATTTGGTTTAAAAATGACTAGAACGGCTGGAACTCCAGATGATCCTATGAGCAGTGGTAGCCTCTTAGCTGGCATGAAATCAGCAAATGTAACACCCGGCGGAAGAACAAAGTTTTTTGGCGGTAGAATAGGAGCATATAACAAAGGTGGTTCGGTAGACACTGTACCTGCAATGTTAACTCCCGGTGAATATGTAATAAATAAAA